GTGCAGGTTCTTGATGTTCGTACCCGTCGACATTGTGCCGAACGACGCAAGGAGAATAGCGTTGTTTGTCTTCTCAAGGATGTGTCGGATCTGCTCACGATCATCAACGTCTGTTCCGCCGTGGACGTAGTACAACGGACGACCGAGCTCCTTGCACGCAGGCTCAAGCATCTTGTAAAGGATCGAGCCATGCTTGTCGATGTAGTTGAACAGCATGATCACGTTGCCCTCAGCTTCGAGAGCCTTCATACACATGAACTTGTTTCGTGCCTTATGACTCACAAGGAAGTTCAACTCATCCTGGTACTCCGCGCCCTTGACGAGCTTGCGGTCTTCGTCGTTGTACTGTAGGATCCACGCCTCGATAGCGAGCTGTGCAACGTCACCCTGGTCCATCAATTCCTTGGTTGAGATGACACGGTGTAGGTTGCCGAAACGCGCCAGCATGTCCAGCTCATGCATCAGCGTGCCATCAAGCGTTCCCGTAAAGCCGAATCGGCGATCCGCATGAGCCAGCTTTTCGACGATTGACGAGATCGACTTCGCATCAGCACCGTGCGCTTCGTCACACATGTATGTGTTAAATCGCTCGAAGAACTCTGGTCCTTTCTTGTAAACAGACTGCCAGGTGGAAATGAGTACTCGAGAGCCTTGAACGATTTCTTTCCTGTCTCCGTGGAGTCGCTGGACAGCATCTGCCACAATGAAGCCATCGGCGACGTAGTCCTCGAAGTCGGTGTAGAGCTGCTCAACCAGAGCAGTGTTCGGGACGGTGATGAGAACATGATCTTCGGTGTGTTCAAGGAGATACCTCACAAGCAGGTACATCATCATGGACTTGCCCGACGCCGTAGGTGACAACGTCAAGGTCTTTGGGTTCTTCAGCGCGTACTCGACCGCCTTCTTCTGGTGCTCCTTCGGAACGAAGCGAGACGTCTTGTAGATCTCTTCCACCAGTTCCTGGTCGTAGATGTTACCCTTGCGGAATTCATCCTTGTCTTGGAAGCTGATGCTGTATCCGTTGAGATCGGCCCATTCGATCAGTCGTGGCAGGAGCCCGATGTAGAACTTCCTGTTCCTGAGATCATAGAGCTTAATCTTACCATCCCAGCGGCCCGCCTTGAACATTGGCATGTACTTGTAGCCAGGCACAAAGAACGAAAACTCGTCGTAGACCTCCATGGAGATGCCGGAGTCTGTCTCGAGTCGACAGTGAAGATTGTTGCACCAACGGATTACAATGTCTGTCGTCATGCGCCGTTCTTGAACCTGATGAAGTCGATCGCGTTCTTGATCGTGTTGTTGCGGAAGCTCAGATTCTTGATGAAGCTCTCCAGCATGTTTACCTTTGCCTGTTGGAACTCAAGATTCATTCGCTTCTGCGAGAGATCAGGGTCAGCGTCGAGATAGAGGTCAACCTCCGTCTTGAGAACTTTCAAGTCGAGAGGTGCAGCCTTGTAGACCTCTTCGTCCGCCTTGCCTGTGTAGTACTGGATCCTCTCCAGCTTGAGGACACGGAACTCGCGCTCAAGTCCTTTGAGGATCTTGATTTCGTCCATGAAAATGCGGTAGTACTTAGCGTGTAGAATCGGAATCTTCAACGACTCCCGGTCCAAGTCCGCATGATCTATCTTACTATCTTGCTGAATCTCTTGCTCGATGTCAGCCAGTTTCATTCATCACCTTACAAAGTCAAAGAGCTGATACCTCATTGTCATGGTGCAGACGATCGGTGTTGGATCGACCACGCTCGATTCGAACGGGATAGCAGACAGCATGGTTGGGTAGCAACCGATGAACTTCACCGCTGCAACGCCGCCCTTGTTCGAGGACAGGATGTGCAGTGTGCAGTCCTTCAATTGAGTCAGTACAGGTTCGGTCATCTGGATTGCGTGCATCCAAAGGCGAATCTGGTCATAGTTCTTGTAGTCTTCGTCGATCAGGAAGCCGATGTCGATCGGCTCATAGTCGATGCGGTTCGACGGCACGTTCAGGCCATACTGCTGGTATGGAGTATCGACCCCCATCGCTGTGATGGACGGGAGTTCGACAGTCTGAACGAAATAGTTGACCTCATCAAAGCCCGGGATGTCAAGCCTGAAGCTAGTGCTCAAGGCTTGATTGCGATTCATCTTAGCCATATCAACTCTTGTTCATAATTCGCTGGTGAGTATGCGCCATCACATTAGCCAGATATTCTTTCGAAGATCCACTATCGCTGCGGACGAACTCTTTCTTCTTGCCTTCAGGGTGAGTGTAGGTAGTCGTGTGATGGATCTTGTAGGTGGTCGACCCAATCAGTCTGGAGTTGCTACTGAGCTTCTTATGATGACCATGACTGTATGTCGTCATGTGCCCAATTTTCTCACCGTTGAAGTGGACATCATGCTTGACGCCCTTCTTCATTTCACCATTATGACTGAACGTGTGGTTATAGGATTTGTCTTTGTGGAGAGTGACCCCATGTTCGAGTTCGACTCCCTCATTCAGGAATTCTTCAAAAGTCTTCATCTTACCTCCAGGTTAGTTGGATCAGATCTTCACGAGTCGCCCAGTCGCGGACACTAAACGACGGACAGTCCTTACCCGGCTCAAGGTCGCGGTGACCAAGGAGTGTGTCGATCGGATATTTCTTCATCAACTCACGTACCTTGGCTTCGAGCGCCGTCCACTGAGCTGGAGTGAAGTTGTTCTCGGTGAGCAGCTTCGAGCCGGAACGCTTGACGCCGCCGACCATGCAGATGCCGATGGACGCTACGTTGCCGTTCTTCGCGGCACAGTGTGCGCCCTTGATCGATTCGTCGCGTCCCTTCTCGATGGTGCCATCACGGCGGATAACCCAGTGGTAACCAATGTCGGACCAGCCGTTTCCTTCGACGTGCCACTTACGAATTGTCTTAGCGCCAATGTCCATATCGGCTGGGGTCGCTGAGCAGTGAATGATCAGCTTGTTGATTTTGCGAGTTGCCATAAGTCATACCTCAGAGTGAATCTCCGAAGTATTTACCGCGTCAAACGACGCCGAGCTTCTTCAGGTGATAGAAAATGATGGTCTCGAGTAGTTCACGATCCTTCAGATCATTGAACACGTAGATCGTCTCATCATGGATCTGAATTCCACCTTCCGATCGATGCGGCACTACTGGCCGATGGTCGGCGCTTGGTGTCGGGAAGAGTTGGATCACCACTCCACCATTGTCTCGAACCCACTTCGCCTCGTTCTCGAAGCGGCAGTCGCTGATGACTAGGTGGCCGTTGAGTGCCAGAGCTCGGTCAGCGAACTTGAGCCAGATGTCGTCTTTCAGGTCGCGTCCGAATTCGGTACCGAATCGCTGCATGGCGAGTCGCGGCGAGAATCCCCAGAACGGATCGTCTAGCTCTTTGCTCTCTCGACCCTCGATCTGTTCTTCGGTGAAGCCGAACAGTTCCTTGATTGTGCACTTGATTGGGTCTGCGAAGCGGTACTTGAGGTACTTGCTGTTTACGTCGTGGATGAAGTTTGCCACCGTATCTTTGCCCGACCCCGCTGGGCCAGCTATTGCGATGATTCGTGGAATCTGTTTCATTATGAACGTCCGTAGTTGTCTTCATACCGAATGATGTCATCCTCACCCAGGTACGCACCGTACTGGACTTCGATGACGATGAGCGTTTCTTCACCACTGTTCTCCAAGCGATGAATTTCTCCGATCTCGATAGCCACTCGGGAGCCAGGCGACAGGTGCGCCGTTCGGTCACCCACAGTGACCTTAGCTTCGCCCTGGATGACAACCCAGGTCTCTTCTCTGTGCTTATGTGATTGGAGGCTGAGAATCCCGCCTGGACTGACAGTGAGTTTCTTCACCTTGAAGTCGTCACCCTCAGCGAGAGTTTCGAATTCACCCCAAGGTCGCACTTCGTGATCTTTCATGGCCGCGACCTGATTGCGTTTAGTACGTCAGTACCAATCAAACGGATCAATTCTTCCTCGCCCATTTGAGCCGACGTATCTTGAATATATTCGAGAGAGATTTTGAGAACCACTTCGATCATGGGTCGAAACGAATCTTCGATATAGGTTTGAACTTGAGAGACAATAGACATAAGCAGTACCCTTATAGACTAGAACTTCATGTATTCTATAAGGTTACAACCACGAAATCAAGTCAATCCCGAAACTGTATGGCGCCGTCTGTGATTTCTGTAAGTGTTTGTGGGTCTAGACCCTCATCCTTTCACAGATTTGGAGCTAGAAATAGTAAGTCATTGATTTTATTGAGGAAACTTCAACGAAGGGCTACTCTAAGCACTTCACGAGAGCCAATGTGCACAAGGGTCTTAGGAAAGACCTCGTTTCTTCTCCTGTTCTCTACGCCTACGAGCTTGTTGGGCGGCCTTGCGATTCGCCCGAGCCTCTTCCGAATTGTTATATGAACGAGCGATGTTGGCTTTGTGTTCATCTGTGCGTTGGTGAGATTTCAACGATTCAGATATCCTCGCATTGATGACCTCGCGAGGGACCAAATCCCTGATGGTCTTCGCTTTACGTCCGATTCGATCATATCTCCGAATCTGACCACTTGCAATGTTCTGGCGCTGAATTTCTGAACGTACTCTCCCCTTGTGGACTTTCCCTCCGGAGTTCGGGTTATCTGTTTTGAATACCTTCGAGGCGCGCTCGCGATTCACATCATCATTCGCCCAACGCTTCAAGGCGGCTTGCCGCATCTTCTCACGTGTCTCCAAACTTTTCGGCTTCTTTGCCCAAGCGACCTGATTAGGGGTACCGCCCATTGGAGCACCCATGATGGTTTGGTTGAGCCATCTCGAACTAGACTTTGCGTTCACCCGTTTGAGAAAACGATATTCGTAAGAGTGTGCATCCTCGGATGAGTTGAATTCACGGTGCACTCTGATTACATCCGGTTCACCGTGAAGGGAACGAGCCTCTTCCACATACTTGGAAGATGTGAAATATTCCTTCCATAGATCAGAAGCGGCACCGCATGTATTCGCGTGGCGCGAGCCGTAGTACCATATGTCATGGGTGCGCCACCCGATCAGATAAGTATACGGTCTATTATTGTGAATTGTCATGATTTCAAGCTCCTATATGTTCATTATGTCATAAAGAAAGGGTCTTGTCAACCCTTTCTCTATTATGTTTCTCACATAAGATTACTGACCAAGGCCTTCCGGTAGTAGTAGTTGGTCGCATCACGGATGTTGGAGTTGTCGCCCACGAATGGGTTCTCCGAGAATGCGCAACGAGTCTTGAAGCCCAGGGCTGGGTGGAAGTTGGTTGGATCGGTCGCGCGGTGCAGCTCCAGTGGGATGTATGGGTGGTAGAAGAGACCAGCGTCGTATGCGGACGCGCCCTTGTAACCAACCACGTAAGCATCGACCGTCAGGTACGGATCGATGAACACCTTGAAGCGGCCGCAAGTACCTGCGTAGGTCGCGCCAGTAGCGTCGATCTCCAGGTTCTGGCCAGCCTGCAGAGCTGGTGCGTAGTCCATCATGCCTGCCATCGCCAGTGCCGAAGCAACGTCCGAAGAGCAGATCAGGATGTTCGCCTTACCACGGCGGGACTCGATTGCAACGCGGTTCGCGTCACGCTCCAGGGCGAACAGCAGACCCTTGAAACGCTCAGCTGCCCAACGACCGTCGGCGTCTGCGTTGAGGTCGAAAGTACCAGGCGAGGAAGCAAACTGGGCACCGACCTTAGCGGCGGAGTAAACGGTACGAACAGCAACGCGGTTGAGTTCCGCGATCAGCTCGGTCGACAGGATGTTGACCAGCTCAGCTTCCGCGTCCAGGTTATGCACCTTGCGCATGTCCTGTGCGATTTCGAGCGAGTAGTCCGCACGCAGCTGGTAGGTCTTCGCCGCAACGGAGGTCTTCGCGATGGACACACCGACCGAGTTCCACGCGTCAGTTTCACCTGCCGCAGTTACCTTGCCGTCACCAGTGGTGAAGCCTGTCAGGAAGTTCGAAGTGGTGATCGATTCGTGAGTACCAGTACCTGCGTACGCCGAGTCAGCCTCGTTGAGGCCCAGGATTTCTGCACCTGCCTGTGGGCCGGTGTTCGGTGGAGTCTGTGCACGGTGTGCGCGCAGGGCGAACGCCAGACCAGTTGGAGCGCTCAGGGGCTGTACGCCCATGATGTCATACGTGATCAGCTTCGGTGCCATGCGGCGGACCATGG